TTTCACCTACAACACTATCAAAGGCTTTGCTTGCTACGGTGTTATAGTTTTGTTGTGACTGCGTTAGTGTATCTGTACTTAAAGCCAAAGCAGCCAAAGCAGCACCCGCAGCAACTAAGATAGTAGCCCCTGCAATAAGGGGGTTGTTTTTAATTACCATGTTTAACTGCTGAAATCCGTCCGTTAATCCGTCAATAGCCTTGAAGCCCTCAGCCAAAGCCATCGCGCCTTGCACTTTTAAAAGCATCTTTTGCACCTCTTCGCTTTCAGCACCGAATAAAGCCATAGCGCCTTGCACACCTGCGAAGGCTTGCGCACTCGCGCCTAATGTTGTATTAAGTGCGTTAAATGGTGCATCTGGACGCATGGCATCAATCATGCCCTTTGCATCGTCAATGGTAGCTTTTAAACCCGCCGCTGACTTAGTAACCATATTGAAGGCTTGTGTACCTTCCATCCCCATCTCAATCATCTTGGTAGTCAGTGTTTCCAACTGACGCGCCTGTGATTTAGGGGACATTTTCTCAATCTTTTTGGAAACGGCTAACGCCATTTTCGCGGCTTCTTTCTCTAAGTCGTTGCCGCTTTCTTGGGTGATTTTAATTATATCATCCCATGACTTTTCGTAGCCTTTTGAGTCTACGCCTATACTTACGTTTAACTGATTCTTCTTAGCCATAGTATACCATAAAATCAACCGCTACATGAAATATTCCATCTTGCCCCGCATCGTCCGTAAAATCTTGCGAACTATCCCATTTAATGTTTTGAACCGTCACACCGCCATAATTACCCATTGCCTTATCCGCTAAAGAGTTTTTCACCACGATTGCCAGTGCTTGCGCGTCTTCGTATTTTTCCGCATAGCATGAGCATTGAACTCTTGAAGTTACCGCCCTATAACCTGACTTAGAATTGTGCGGGGTGTCGCTTATAATCGAATACACTACACAAGGCAAAATAATCCCCTGTCGCGCTTCGTTTCCATAAATGCGCGGGGTTATTGCGGTCACGTTACTGTCACCGCTTAGAATAGAATATATTGCCTTACCTGCTTCCAATTTTTAATTTTGCTAAATCGCTTGGGAGTAATGGTCTGCCTTCCTCAAAAGTGAACTTATCCCATACAGATTCATCAATTTTGACTTTTGCCCGTTTTCTTTCCCACGAAAACTTAATTTTGTTTGCGTCCTTGCTCATTGCTGTAGCAATTAAACGCGCTTGTTCCCATCCTGCTTTAATACTTTCAGCTTCACGCATCGAATTACCTTGCAAGAACAAAGATATGAATTGAGGGGTTGAAATATTCATTTCGTTTTCCCTCAATCCATATCCGTAACACATTGCCCTTATCTTTTTAAATGTTAGGGGTTCTGCGCTTTTTTTTTATCGTCTGATTCCTCAACAGGTGCGTAGAAATCTTGCACCGCTTTGGTGTACTGTTCCAATACAGGAGTAACATCTGAGAACTTTTTAATCTCTTTTGCTACGTCCTCACTTGACTTGAAAGGACATTCAGTACCTTGTTCACGATACCCGCCTTCTACTCCGTGGAATAAAACGGTACGGGCAAACTTCAAACTTGTCAATAGAGTATTGAATTGGTTTGCCGTGGCATCAAGGCTTAAATGGCTTTGCGCTTCGCTGATTTTTTCAATCGCGAGCCAGTCAAATTTAATCGGGTGATTCATTATGCAAATGTACCTACAGTAAGAACACCTGTACCTTGGAAATCACAAGTAAATGTTGACTTATCGTTGTCAGGGTTTGAACCTGATACGTTTGAAATGTAAGCCGTTCCGCTTAGTTTCAAGTCACCTGTAGTGCCTGTTCCAATTACTACACTCCACGAAGTACCCGCGATTAAGTCGGTCAAAATATCCTGAAGGGACATTTCGCCTGAGCCTACAGAAGTGTCGTACTCTGTGATACTTTCCGCGCTGCAACTCCAAGTATAGCGACCTGTGATAAATTCACTACCCGCGCCTGAACTTTTTGAAGTTACTTCAATCATTGTTTTATCAATGTTGAAATCGTCTGACACAAGGTTAGCAATAGGCTTCAAAGCGCCTGAAACGTCCTTGTACAATTTGATTAGTGTGCCGTTTATTGCACCTGCTGTTTCTGCCATGATTTATAATTTATTAGTTTTTGCTTGTTTTTCGATTTTATCGGTTATGCCCTCTTTGATTATCTTGGTAACTCTTTCTCTATTTGAGTCCACCGCAGGACGCATGAAAGGACGTGCCGCCACATAGCCCGTATTACTCCCGTCTTTGCGTACCCTTACCGCTGTCCCAAACTCTTCAATTACCGCCATCGCGGGTACTGTAAGAGTGTTGCTACCGTTTTTATTACCGCTTTTAATACCCAAAAGAACAGTGTTCGGATATTTGTCTTCATTCTTTGTGATGAAATCAATTTGAGGTTTAACATAGTGATTTTTACAATTCGCCCGTGCCGCGTTTATTATGCCTTGCCCAGCGTTTCTTAATACATCTTTTACCTCCAACTCTTTCATCTTGTTAAACGCCTTTACAACGTCCCCAATACCCTTTACTTTAGCTGACATTTTCAACCTCCATTTTAATGTATTGCCTTCTTCCGATATGTTGGATGCCTTTAATGTTCCAACGCTTAGAATCGAAGTATAAAACATCCGCTACCCCTATGGTATTGCCGTCAATATAATGTACCGATACGGAAGCTGTTTCACGATATTCTCTTTTATCCGCTGCCATCGCTTCGCTGCCCCCGTTATATTGAATCCTCGCCCATATATTTTTAACGGTTGAATACCCAGAAGGTTTAACCGCTACCCCATACGCACTATTCGTATAAGTTGGCGTTTGCACTTGAATTAAAGAATCCATTAAACCGCTGTTCATACAAATTCTCTAATTGCGTACTTGTAAAGTAAGTGTTCGTGATTCCAATCCAAAGGCGCGACATTAACCCCAACCGCTTGTGAACCTCTTTGAGTGTACAAATGCTCCGCAAATAAATAAATGGCGTGCCTTAAATCCTCTGGAAACATCTTTGAAACATCTATTGTATCGCTTGATATTCCAAAGCCTTCTACAACGGTAATTTTATATCTCCATCCGTAATCGTAAAGAGTAGGTGCGGAGTTAATCAACGCCACATCATACCCGTAATTAGCGGAAATAGTTAATACTTCGTCATAGTCAGTGCTTGCCATTGTCTGCAAGTCCCCGTTTGTGTCCCGATATTTAACCGAGGTCAAAGATAAAACCCGTGCAGGGATGTGAAATTTACCATCCGTGGTGTCTTCAAAGAAATAATCCACCGTAGACTTGCGAATCTCAAAGCCAACGAAGTTACTCGCGTATTCAAAACACGCATCCAAAAGACGCGCTATATACATATCATCTTCGTTGCTGACTATTCTTAAGTGTTTTTTTAGGTCAGATACTGTGATGTATGCAGTACTTTGATAACTGCGAGTAACTACGTTTTTCATTCGGCTTTCTTCTTGGCTTTCGGCTGCTCTACTTCAACCGCAAACTTGGCTTCAATGAGGCTTTTTGCTTGCTTTTCTTCAAACTCAGCTTCATCGCCTTGGAAATAGGCAAGTCCAAATTTAGCGGGTGACTTTATAAATTTGATTTTCATCTCACCCCAAAACCCCGCGCCATCGACGGCAGCGGGGCAAGAGGGAGTAAAAACCTATTAGGTCAACGCATCCAACATAGCCGCGAAGCTAGTAGGACGGTGTACGTTTGCATCAAGGTAAGTGTTCAAAATTACTTCAGTGATACCATCTTTGCCTTTGGTGTAAGGGTTCACAAGGATGTCCATACCACCCCAAGAAGCCAAACCAAGGTCAGCCCAGTTACCGAAGAAGATAGCAGAACAAACGCTACCTGAAGTACCTTTTACCAAGGTGCTTGATACGCTTGTAGTTACAGCAGCGTTAAACCCGTTAAGCAAGTTAGGTTGGTTCATGATGAAGTTACCTTCAACACCGCTTGACTGCTTAGGAGTGTTTTGCAATTTGTCTATCACTTGTGGGTTTGTGCAATATGCCAAGTTTCCAATATCAGCGTTGTCGATAGCAATTTGCTTGTACAAGTTTGTGATATCATCCCACAAAGGAGCAGCACCGTTAGTACCACCAACTACTGAACCGATACCCGCAGTACCTGCGATACCGTCAATATTGCCACCGTTACCGTGCAAGGCAGCAGCTTGCAACTTAGAAGCTACAGCACGAAGTAAGAAGTCGCGCAAATATGCTTCGATTGATGGGCTTGATTGCATCATCAATTGTTTTGATACGTCAACAAACGCAGCCAATCTGTTAGGGGTATAGCTGATTTTTGTAGCAGCAGGGCTTACTTCATCGGCAGCACCTGTTTCAGTTTCCCAAGCAGCGGTTGGCTCAGTACCAAATGATGGCAAATCAAGGTTACCTACCAAGTTGTCAAAAATGCTAACACCCAAACCTGCCAAAACCAATTTTGGTGAAAGCGCAGTGATAAGACCGCCTACGTTTGTTTGAATAGCATATCCGCCTTCTGCTCCTGAGGAACCTGTGGCAGTCATGTCACGCTTCAAAACCATAGTAGGGATACCTACACCTTGCACAGCGATACCACTTGCGCGGTATTCTTTTTCTGCTTCTTGGTGCATTTCACCTTCGAATCCTTCGATTTTACCGCTGCGAGCCATATCAATAGCACGTTTGAAAGAGAAGTTTTTAGCCACTTCTTTCTGCTCGCTGCTTGAACTTGATGCACCGCCTACAGCCTTAGCCGCACGGGCTTCCATTTCTACAGCAGCGTTAAAACGCTTTTCGTCTTCTTTCAAAGTTTCAATCTCTGCGAGGATGCCGTCCAATTTAGCACGGGTTTCAGCGTTCATTTCACCGCCTAACAGACCGCGATATTCAGTTTCTTTGGCAGAAAGGCTTTCGCGGGTTTCTTTTAGTTTTAGTTGTGTATTCATTTTATGATTGTTTCGTAAAATTTCTTTGTGTATTCTGCGCGGAATTCCTCGCCATTGTCGGGTTCATTTGCCTCAATCCATTTTGAACGGGCTTCAAGAATCTGTGAACGGCTGTTTGCGCTTGTGTCTTCGTATGCAGGAATAGTTACAGGTCCAGCTTCGTAAACCTTGCCCACTCTTGTAATAAGTCTTTTCATACGCTTTCCGTACTTTTCAGAATCTTCCCATGTGTAATCGTCAATCGTAAACATAAAAGAAGACTTACTTACCTCACCTCTTTCAATGTACCTTGCAGCACTTTTAACAGACGGGTTTTCGTAGTCTATTTTTGTAGCGCGGTAGTTTAAATTGCCTTCGCTGTCAATGTCTATTTCAGCAGTTGCCGCTGTTGTACGTCCTAAGATTATGTTTAGGTCATGGTTGAAGGCAACCAACACGTCCGACAAATCCGCTTCACGGAATGCGTCAGGGGCTATCTCTTCCTCGATATAACCTAAGTCAGTGGTAACACCTACCACAGCACCACGCCCGATAATCTCAGAAGGCTCGTTTTCGCCCGCTGTTCTTACCTCTGTTTCAAGCGTTAATATTCTTTTTTCCATTAATTGTTTCCTGTTGGGTTGTTAGTTTGTTCTTGGGTTGCGTCCATGCTGTCAATCTTTGCCTGAATCCAATCGGGCATTAATTCCGTTGGAACAAGGTTTACATTTGCATAGTGAGTATCTCCACTTTCGTAAGTATTCATGTCCTCGGTCATTCTGATTTCATTTGCCGACATTGCTCCTATTGCGTGCATACGGCTGTAAAATTCAGAACGTGCGTTTGCGTCCGCCCTTAATAGTGAATTGAAATTATGTTTGTAGAATTTCGTAGGCTTGTCGCGTTCAGGGATAAGTTTCTTTTTCAACTCTGCCTCAATAGACACCGCCCACGGGTGTAAAGTTTGATTTAAGAAGTTCAAAGCATCCTGTTCCACAGATGATTTATTGCCCCCGTCATCCGCACCAATCATAGAAGCAGGTACGCCAAACATTCGCGCTATATCTTTTGCCGTTGCGTTAATGGCTTGTAAATAACCCGCTTCTTCGGGTGTCATTGATATTGTGTGCGCACTTACCCCCGATGGAACAGCCATAACAAGTGAATCATTATTCAACACTTGTTCCATTGACTTTTGCGTTGCCTTCATTTGTTCAGTGCCCCAAGGCTTGTCACTTGCAACCATGTACTTTTTTGTACCTGTTTTGAAAGTATTTGACATGGCTTTCCACGCTGCAAGGTCAGTGCCTAACATTTGCGCGTGGTATCTTATCGGGCTGATACCTTCAAACTGTGATGTTATGCACAATCCTTTAAAGTGTATCATATCGTAGGCACTTACTACCGCAGGAACAT